GGTATACCTACAGGAGGAATTTCTATAGGCGGGGCAACAGCACCAAAGATACTAAATTGTAATGCATCGAAATTTATAGAAGAATTTCTTCTTGCTATATCTTTAACCTCATCCCTCAAAATTCTTGGAATAGTTAAAACACATATAAATTTATCTTTTCTCTGTTTGTTTAGAGGGCTTTGAAAAATAGGAAGCTGATTTGGAGAAGTAGCCATATGTTATTTATCAAAATAAGATTCACCTGGCAAGTACCAGCCTTGTCTTCTTAAATCGTCCATCTCCAGGTCAGCAGAAGCTGCGTCTTCTTGAAATATAGTCGGTAATGCCGTGTTTATACCAGAATCTTTCTCGTTACTATATAAACTTAAGGGGCTAATTACACCTCTAATTCCATAATCAAGAGATTTTAAAACTTGAGGCCTATCACAATCATCAAGCTTTACAACATCAAAATATCTACTACATAATTCATTTTCTAAAATTATTAATGCCCAAACCAAGGCCATAACACGGTCATCATAGCTATCTGCACCTGGCCTAGCACCCCAGGTATTATTAGGGTATCTTATAAAAGTTTTAAATTCTTTTAATGTATTAATGTCTCTGAATTTTATAGCTTTTAACTCATTTACCCAATATCTCATATTAGTAATACCTCTGTATTTTGTATTTGTGTGTGAGAGAATACCCACCCTTTTGAATTCTGTTTTGTCACCCGCCTTAGCCCCCCATGAAACAATATTTTCATACCCGTGTGTGAATTTTAACTGCTCTACTACCTGAGCACCGCAACTATTTCTCTCTATACAAACCGGGGGTCTTCCCCACTGATTTAAAATATCTAAAAGTTTTGAGGTAAATTGAAATGGTGGTGTGTTGCGAGTATGAAAAACTGCAACCTGTTCTACATGCGATAAATCTGTAATATCTAAAATTTGCGCTACACTAGCGCATTCATTTACACCTTCGCTAACATCAACACCAACGGTATAGAGTCTTCCCTCCCTAGGCTCCTCCCACAGTAAATATTTTCCTTCTTCAAAAATAAATTCAGGCTCCCTACAATCCCTTAAACAGGAATTGTATAGTTGCTCGTTGAGACTACTTTCACCACCATGCAAAAATTCATTTCCAAATTCTTGTGAAAATGTCTCGAGACTGCCTAATGTTTTAATTGTATCATGTTTCCACTTTTCATCACGACCTGGTATTTCCCACCAATCAATTCTTTCTGCTTTCCAGTTATTATCACCTTCTTCAGCTCCCTTGAACAATCTGTAAAAAAGATTATCCGTACCATTAGGAGTACTAGCTATAAAAATTTTACTTTTCTTAGAACTACTAATAATAGGGTAAACAGATTCCCAGAATTTATCAACTATATGATTGTCGATAAAGGCTAGCTCATCTAAAATTAAACAATTGCAGCTGTCGCCTCTACCTGCATCACTGCTGGTTGTACTGATACCTATGCTGCTACCATTGGTGAGTGTCATGCTAGTTTGACCATACTCTACTACTCCAGGTTTTATAAAGTTAGGCAACATCTCATATGCCATTCTTATTCTTTTAAATATATTTTTTGCTGTCTGCTCTTTATTAGCTACAATTAATATTCTTTGATCATCGTTAAAGCATGCATTCCAAAGGCAATATATAGTCATTTGTGTTGTTTTGCCGCTCTGTCTAGAAGATAGCAATATTATAAAACGGCTATCTCTTAAACTTCTTAAAACTCTTTTTTGACAAGAGTATAGCTTAATTTTTTCTTTACCTCTATCTAAATTAATGATAAAGAAGTAGTTTTCAGCAAAATGCAATAAGTTTTTTTTGCATTTTTTAAGCTCGTTTATCATATCCGGGGTGTACTCAAACTTCGTGCTGGTAGTAGGAAGCCTTTCGTTGCCTAGATAATATTTTTCTTTATCTCCCATATTTTATTTATTAATAATATAAATACATATATATGACAAGAGTAAAAAGTATAAAGGATATAGGGTTAGTTTACGAGGCTATGAAAAAAAGCCCTGAAATAAAGCAAAATGTCGTTGAAGAGAAGACTGTTAAAACTTTGAATACTTTTGCCTCTGCTAAGGATAAAAAAATAGATACTAAGAAAATTACCTCTAAGGGAAGTGATAAAAATGCTTTTTCTTTAAAAAATACTGGCCCAGAGGCTGCAGAAGGGTTTAGTAAAGATATAGTGGATCCAAAAACTGCTAAAAAAAATAATCATTTTGAGCCACAAAAATTTTCTACGGCTCTTGAAAAAAAGGATCCAGCGAATATAAATAATAATATGAGCAAATCAATTTTTGATAGACTTTACGAAGATGTAATGAAGGATGATGCCTTTGATTTAGGCATTCAAGCCGGCCCCGAGGGTGCTGAGGCTGATAAAGCTGAAGACCTTGGCGGTGAACACGAAGATGTTACAGTAACTCTTCCTCGCGATGTTGCTCAGAAGCTACATGATATGCTCGGCGATGTACTAGGTGGCTCTGAAGAACACGGCGAAGATAAAGAAGATGTAGAAGGATCTGAAGCTGGCGCTGAAGAAGCTGGCGCTGAAGAAGCTGGCTCCGACGAAGATGAACAGAGTAAGGCCGACAAGAAAGAGAAAGATGAAGATGAAGATGAAGAAGCTGTTGCTGGTGAAGCCACGGAATTAGAAGAACTTCCCGATAGTAAAGGTCAATCCCTACAAGGCAAGAACAATAAAGTTCCAGGTAAGCTTGGCCATGCTAAGAGCTCCAAGGCTTCCGGTGACACCAAAGGTGTAACAATGGATGGTAAGCCTTCTGCTCTACCTGATAGTAAGGGTCATTCCTTACAAGGCAAGAACAATAAAGTAAACGCACCAGGTTACAAGGCTGGCGATTTCTTTAAATAAAGAACCTTACATAAAAGTAGAAAAGCCGTCTTATGACGGCTTTTTTATTATAAATAATATGTGAGTATTTTCGAAAAAATATTTAATAATATATTAATTCAGGAAATAACAACTTGGAATCAAGGAACGCTAACAGAGCTCAAGCCAACACAACGTCACCGTAAAGTTATAAAAGATCCTGGATTCAGAAAGCACGCGCAAACGGTTCCTGATATGCACAAAGTAGATCCAAAGTCTATACAAGCTATGAATGATTTAAGAACTTCAAATACAAATAGAAAGGCTTTATCTCAAGATGAAATCCAAAAAATTTGCACTAAATACGGTATTTCTAGGGTCAACCCAAACACACCAAAATCTCTAGGTAATACAGGCATTTTATTAAAGTTTGACCACAACCTGGGAGGTTATATTCTTCAAAAATGAGTGTCGATAGATATACCGGAACAAACTGCATTAGAACCTATCCATTAAAATATACAACAAGTACGTTAAGGTTTACAGAGAAAGATAATAATGAATGTGAGAGACAGTTATATAGCAACTACTGGCGTGAACAATTAGATTTGTATGGTCAAAAAGTAAAATATTATAGAAATAGCTATAATTTATTATCTGCTGATAACGTATATGGGGAGCAGCCTACTTCTAGATTTGAAGATCCAAAAGATGTTGTTATGGCAATACAGTTATCTGAGAATGCCCTTATACTTAGTAAATTTGGCTATATGAGTGATGAAACATGTACCGCGTACATGCACATAAGTTCTTTTTACGCTACTTTTCCACCTGATGCTGAACCTAAAGCCGGTGATGTATTTAAGCTAGCAGAATACGGAAACTCACGACCAGGAGACCGTGATGGAAAGATGTATGAAATTACAGAGCGTTTAGATCAAGAGAATTCACAAATAAATCCTTTAATGGGCCATTATGTATGGTTATTAAAGGCAAAGAGATTTGACTATTCTTTTGAACCTAATCTGCCTCAAGAAAAGGGTAGCAACCAAGTCTACGATAATGAAAGATATGGAACTATTACAACAAACCTACCTAACGATGTTACATATAGCCCAAGGCCTTCTAGTTATCCAGAAAGTTCAGATAAATTTAGCAGTAAAAATATCTTTGACATGTCTGTGAACAATACAGAAATTTACGGCGGCTACTATTAAACCATAGTCAGCACAGACAAATCTTTTTCAGTAGGCTCAAACTCTTCTTCAGACTGATCTTCTGTTTCCTGTACTTCAACATTAACAGGTACAAGGTCTTTGTTGGATTGTATAGAAACCATAGTAGGTATATTAAATTCTTCTCTATCTACATCAATCACCATAGTCTCTAATCTGTGGTCTATATACTTCTGAAAAGCTAAAGGCTTAACCCAGAAGTCATCACCTATTAAGTCCGCTTTAAGTTCTTCAGCTTTTTTTTCAACAAGATCAATTGCTTCTATAAGACAAAGCCATCTAGCATATTCGATTTTTTTCATGGAAATGGTCTTATCTTTACAGTTAATTTGGATTGTATTGCTCATTTCATCATAATAGATGAAAAAATAAACATACGCAACAACTATCTTAATTTACTTAAAATAAACGCTACCAGCGTGGCAAAAAACGTAATTGGATCAATTTTTACTCCAAGAGCGGATAAAATATTAAAACTATTTCTCAATGTATCAAAAACTAATTTTATAGATATAGAAACATCTTGATTGTTGTTTTTTATCTGCGTCTTGATTGAATTTTCTAAAACGTTAAAAAAGTCTTGAATAAACTGTTCTGATGACGGTGAATCAGCGAGTGAGCTAGTGTATGCATTTTTATAGATTTTGTGTGCTAATAATCCTTTTGAAAAAAAGAATTCTTCTGCTTCTTTCTTAACTTGTGCTATAGAAGGTGGTGCCACATACCCTGATACAGGTAATACTTGGCTTGCAGGTACATTAATTACTTCCATTTTTTTCCTTTAAATTATTTGCTATCACATCTTCAGCAGACTCAATTATAGGGGTAGTGACCAAAACAGTTTTTAATAATACATTAACATTAGCATCCTTGTTGCAACCTGGGCATACGTATTCATTTCTCTCGTTTAGCTTTATAGGAACAAAGCATTTAACCTGTCTATCACAGGGACATATAACCTCTGACCCCTGCTTACTTAGTTCGGCTTCTCTAGCTAAAATAAAATTTTGCTGCTCTAAAAGCAGTTTACGCTCTTGTATTTCTCTATAAAAATAAAACCCTACGAATTGAACTGCGCTGAAAAAAAGAACGCCACTAATAAAGCTAACGCCTAGAAATGTCAACGGCCAAGCAAGAATAGCGCTAATTAAAAAGGTAAGACCAAAGCTTTGTAATATCTTTTTAGCCATTAATATATATTAAAACCAAAATATTACTTTTCAAGTAATTTATTGAGATCTTCAGTACAATCAAATATTTGCTGCTGTATTCTCTCTATTTTTTTATTTAAATCTCTAACTGTTTTAATTTTTGACGCTTTGTCTTTAATTAAAGGGCTCACAACGCCTTGCGCCAAGGTACGTCTTAAGTCAGCACACTTAACAAATATATCGCCTAAAAAGTCTACTACACTATCCAAAGGATAAGGTAGCTTTTTAGGAGCTTTATTATTATTACGAAATCTATTTACTATATCAGATAATGTAATTATTTCTGGTTGTAATTCTCTTGTAGCGATACCTCTAACCCATTTATTATAAAGCATTTGCGAATCTTCATTGAGTGTACTGACTTTTTTAATCATATATATATTTAATCTTCTCCATAAATAATAAATAATATTATGAACTTGTTTGAAAAGCCCAATTTGTTTGAAAGACGATTTTTAAGTATATTAGAAGCAGACGAAGAAAAACAACAAATTAAAACTGATTCTGGCGCAATGCAAGCAGAACTAGATCCTGGTACAGATCCCGCGACTTTGGACGCACAGACACCTCCTCAAGGTGTCGACCAAGTTAGAGGCGCACATAACGCGGCACAAAAGAAAACATTAGCAGGCTGGATACAGGAGGTTGAAAAGTTTATAGCCTTTATCAACGGAGTCGATGGTAATAGTGTACAGTCTCAATTAGCCGCAGCAGGGTGCGATACATTGTTTGAAAAAATATCTAACAGTGAGAAGAAGAGATTAGCTAGAGTAGCTATGGAGTTGAGCTCTCTAAATGAATCGTTAAAGGGTTATCTTATTTCTGGTGAAGAAGGTTAATCTAGGTTAGACAATAATAAACTACCCTTAATACCGGAGAAGGTATTTTCAAGTATAAATTTTGTAGAAACTTTATCTATCTTTAGATTTATAGCCATTTCATTTAAGTCTTTGAAATGTTTTGTTTTCTCCGGCCATATAAAAACCTTATAACCTTTCTTAAGTAAGATGTTAGTCTTCTTTTTACTAGCCTTATCATTCCGCTGATTATCCAATATCCAAATTTTTTCATGCAACGGAAAAGCAGCTATTTGTGATTTTTGTTTATCTGTAAATACTAAATCACTACTTTCATTAATACCTGCAACAGCTATTCCATTTTCAATGAAAAAGGCATCGATTGGACCTTCCGTTATAAACAGATAAGGAATTTTTTCGCTTATGCTATTAATTCCAAAAAGACTTTTTTCGCTATTTAATTTAGATAGATATTTTGGAAATTTTTTATATTTATTTTCCCTTATAGTACGCGACTGATAGTGAACGATTTTTTCATCTATGTCGTAAAACGGTACAACCAATCTATCTCTATGAATTTTATCTTTTAAGCTAATCCAAAGCGTCTTAGGTCTGTTGACTGCTGTATCTAAACGTCTTTTTCTAACTAATGATAAAGCATCTTTAATTATACTATCATTGCTATAGAAACTTACTTGAGAAGGGTCCAATAAATTAATAGGATCTAGAGGTAATTCCTCTTGATTAACAATCTTTTCAGGTTCGTTATTTGTTTCACTTAAATTTATTTCTGTCTGAAATCCACTATTTTCTTTTAAGACCTCTCCATATGTAAGACCAGAAACAGATTGTATCCATTTAGCCGGGCGCATACTTAAACCGCAATTATGACAAAATATTAAATTTTTTCTAGTTACGTAGTATAAGCGCCTCTTCTTTCCCCACGAGGTGCCCTCTCTACACGTGGGACAACCACCATTATACGATTTAGAAAGTCTATTGTACCTAGGATTCCCAGCGTACTGATAAAACTTAGATATAATGTAATCTTCAGTTAATAATACCACTATTTAAGTTTAAAGTAAAACTATGAACAATCAATTACTTTTTTATATCTTCCACGCTAATTATACCTTTACGAATAAAGGTACCGCTAGCCGGGTCAATCCAATGCGCTTCTTTGTAAAGCTTGCCTTCGTAAACCCGCTCTACAATTTTAGGTTCGACTGGTTGACCGCTAATAGGGCTAGTAATTTTTATTGGTCTGACAAAGTCCATACTATATTTATATGCTATTTCTGCTTATCAACAGACTTATTATACTGCTGACAGCATAATCTGTATATAGGCTTTGGTAATTTTTCAATAAAAACAATAATCTTATTCTTAAGACCTGTATTAAAAGACTCCGAGGTAACGTTTCTTTTATTCATTTTTGGTAAGCTCAAAAAAGAGAATTCCCCGTTATCTAGAGTTTTTATATAGACAAAAAACTCTCCAATAAATTGACCTTTTTCAACAGCATAAATTCCGCGGTTAGTAGGTAAATTTTTATTAAAGTAAAGATGCAAATTTTTTAATATCTCTTTCAAGGGACTCTAGTACATCAGGTAGCTGAAGATTGACTGATTTAATTTTGTCTGTACTTAAAATACAATTACTTCTTTTTGCGACAGTATTAAGATTTTCCAAATTAATAAAATTCCATTTTTCGTTAATAACATTATGTTTTTTAAATATATCAATAATATCTTTAGCCTCCATACACCCTTCGTTAACAACGTTTATAGGCCCGGGAACAATTGTATTCCTAAGTATTATAAATTTTAATAGAAAATTATAAAGATCTTCCGTGCTAGTTAAACTATTCGGAGAGCTTATCAAGCTATTATATTTGTAGAGTTTATATAAATAATTTTTCTTATCCAATGAACCTTCAAACGGCATGCGAATTCTAATGCTGTAAACAAGACAATTCTTAAAAATAGTCTCTGAAGCATGCTTTGTCTTACTATAAAAACTACTTTCATTATTAAACAATCCAAAATTAGGCTCATCTAATTCCGAAAAATGTTTCTCGTATCCGGTATAGATGCACCCACTATTAATTTGAAATACTGGTAATTCGAACATATTAGAACTTAAAACAATATTCCTAGGAACAATAACGTTTCTAAACCAACAATCTGATTTATTACTTTCGCACCCGTCAACATTAGGCAAGCCTGTGTAACCAGAGCAATTAATTACAACTTCATAATTAGAGTATCTATCTTTTAAAAATTGCTGTAATAAAACAGGATCAGAATAATTTAACTCTGCATGGCTATACGCTTCTACCGAAACATTTTTTGTGAGTAAAAACTTTTCTAATCCCCTACCGATAAATCCTTTGCCAAAGATTAAAACCGTTTTCACTTGTCGTTATTTTGAATTGAATGGATAATAAATTTATTAATTGCAGCACTTAGAGCATCAGCATCCATTTGATTAGTTGCATGTATCAGGTTAACAGGCTCACCAGAAACATCATAACCAATTACTATAAATGCACTCAAATATTCTGTAATGAGAGAAACAAGATTTTGAACATTTTTAGCTTTTTCCGAACCAATAGTCGATTTACGTAGCAAAAAGTCCTGAAGACTAGATTTTAGCAGATCTTCTATTTGCTTTTTTTCAACATTAGCTATTTTAGGTTTTTTGTCCATATTATCGTCTTTATTTTTATCAGGTTTTTTCACTAGAATATTTAGGTCTTTGCACATAATACGGGCTGTTGTGAGGATTATTGTTAATACCGCGATCTAACAAATAGGTGATAATTACTTCTATACTATCGGTTTTAATGCTATAGTTTTTATTAAATCTAATACCGCCATCATTTAGTTCAAACATTAAATCACCGTTAAAATCTTTATTTGAAAAACAGGTGATAAAAACAGAAGCCAACCCAGGGTCAACTAGAACTGTCCATCTCCTAGGATCGTGCTTTCCATATCTATCAAATATTCTTAAAACAATAAAACCGTTGTCACGTAGCCTCTTCATAAAATAGCTAGGCGTTCTAATTTTATTATTAGGCGTTTTCATTTTACCAGTGAAGAGGCAATATATCTTGTTTTTATTGTCTCGTCATTTAATTGAAAAACAATAACACCAAGCTTGGGATTAATCTTACATTCTAACTGCTTGACCCTCACACTACTAATTATTCTGATTAATTCAAAGTTCAAGCATATATCTGTTAATTCTACGCCAGTGTATTCAGCTAATGGTATAGAAAAACTATCTATATTGTGTCTTGCTCTATCAGTCAGATCACCGTAAATCTTATTATCTTTAGAATACAGATAAAGCTTGTTACTTTCAGTTGCAAAGGTACTACCTCTCAATAATTCTATTAAAGTTTTATATTGAACAACAAAAGAGATAGGAAATTCTAAACAATCTATTTTATCAATATTAAGCTTAGGTTGTGTTATAATTCCGTTTTCTAGTAAATGATATTTAAAATTAACTTCTGGCCCGGAATAGTTAATATTGTTTTTATCAACATTAAAAGTAAATGTATCCCCGCTGATACATTCAAAAGCTTTTATAACTTTCTTTACATCAGCAATGTTCAAACATAATGTATTATCAATATCAAGATTAAGCTTATATTGCGCATTAAGAATGATAGACGAGTCAGCTGTACAAACGGTACAGTTAAGACCTGAATCCTTTATGCATACAACACAACTATCATTTATTTTCGATAATGGTGACAAAAACCCACTTAAAAACAATTTTTTATTGGGTATGAATACATTCACAATATGATTATATTAGCTAACAATAGATTGCAATATTAATTTTTTTTAATTAAACTAATAACTGAATCTAATTTGTCTAAAATTCTATCTAACTTGTCAATAACATCATCTGGTGTAATTTTTTTATTAAAATCAAATACTAGTTGATTTGGATCCTCTTGAATAGTCTCTACTTGTTGTGTAGTGTTGACTGCGGCAACTTGAATAGGAACAGGGGTTAACGGAGGTGGTTGTTGGATATTTAAACCGGCTGCAACTGTTGTTGACTGCGGACCTGGCTGTGTAAAAACATTTTTTAAATCTGTTTTTAACGCAGATATATTACGAGAAGAACCAACAACAGCTCTATCGATATCTCTTAATTCAGATAATGTTGCACCGAGCAAATTAAGAACCACTTCCCTGGCATGCGGATCAGCATTAGGGTCAAGATTAATAATATCAGACATTATTTTGTATCTTCAATATCCGCCAAAAGCTGCTTGACTGTATCATCTTCCAGCAAATCTTCTGCTGAAGCTGTCGGGGCATTCTTATTACTCTTGGTAGGTGCAGCAGCAGTTGACTCAGACTGTTCGGATGAACTACAGAAATAATGCTCATCGAGCATAATCTTGAGGTCATCACAGCTCTTAACAGGGAAAACAGTGTCCAGGTCAATAATTCCTTTGTAGATACTATCAAATTTAGACTTATCGAGTCCTTCAATAGCTTTAGCAGGTGTAAACTTGCTGCTAACATATGTGGGATAATCCCCCTGCTGCTCAACCTTGATCTTAAGATTACATCCTTTTTCAGAAAGGTCAAATATCTTAAGACCAAAATCTTCTGCACCTTCTCCTTCAATCGCATCCATAATAATCTTATGAAGCTGCTTACCGTAACGAACAATCATATTTTTGCCATTATTATCGGGATTAACTGGATCGTTGATAATATAAGCATTTACCAACCATTTTTCGGAGCGAATAATAGCTCTTGCTTTGTTTTTTTCCTCTTCGGTGCCAGTTTTTAATACTTTGTAGCGATATTCTGCAATAGGATCACGGCCACCAAAACTAGAGGGACTAATAGCAGAAACATATTGGCCAGTGCAGAAGCTGGTCCATCCAAAAGTATAATAATGGAAAAATGTTTTTTCAGGATTAGTAGCGTTCGGTAACAATCGGACTGTATATGTATTGCCTACCTCACACTTTAAAATATCCTTATTACGGGAAGGTTGGGTGTTATTTTTTACTAAAGCACTTTTAATGCTTTCAAACATTGATTTGGTAATTACGCTCATGTATATATAATAATGTATTCGAAAAAAGAATCAACTATTTTTTTTATTTTTCCGATATTTTCTTTAATCCTACTGTAGATAATTTTTTAGCATACTTACTTGTCAGAAACTTAGTCCTAAAAACATCTAAGTTATTGTAAAGATCTCCAAGAATAAAATGAAGTATATCAGAGTCAACAGTTCTTAACCATTTATCAAAATTTTCAAAAGCAAACATGTTGTATATACTGACTCGATTTTCTTTTAAATGTGAAATAAAAGCAGGGTGAATACCTTCCCTATATTCTGGATACTGAAAAATTTTTATATTTTTTTCTTTGCAGTATCGAAAAATATATTTTAAACCTTTAGTAATACTTTGTAAATGATAATTATCATCAGGTTCCAATAAAAGCTTCTTTTTTTGAGCTAAAGTATATATCTTTATTGCTTTGGGTGATGAGTAAAATGGTAGATCAAACCCACTTTCGCCTGGATATATTGTATATGGAGCAGAGAAAAAATCATTTATATCAACACTTTTGTTGCGAGAGAAAAAGTTTTTTAGTCTTAATACATGTTGATAGTGGGGCGTCTCCTCAAAACCATGCCATTGCTTTCTAAGTCTGTAGGGTAGACCAGCCTGTGACCTGGAAACCTTTAAAAAGAGATTATAAATTATTTTTTCTGAAATCATTTTGCTCTATGAGTGTTTAGATACTTCATTATATATTTGCTTTTACATAATGAAGGATCAAACTCAAGGAACATTTTAACTGCAAGAACATCGCTTTCAACATCTAATAGTGACTTAAATAAACTTTTTAAATTTTTGTTCTGTAAAAATAATAATAAAATATTTGCAAGGTTATATTTCTTATTAAACGCAATACAGACAAAACTACAATAAGATCTAAATAAGTGATCTGTTTCTTCTTGATGTATATTGTTGAAATTCATACAATCTAAAACTATATGAATTTATTTGTGGTGGGGTGAAAATCACGTAGAACTTAAATTAGCGAGCGATTTAGTAAATTCTCTAGCCTCTTCGCTTTCGTTAATAGTATCGTCTTCTGTAATCTGTAATGTATTATAATCGATTTTTAATGCAATACTGCCAAAATTAGGCCCAAATCGGTTCTTTGTCATACCTATATTAATAATACCAAGTTCTTTATCTTCATCTTTTTGCCAAATAGATATAATTGCATCTGAAGTGGTTGCAAGACCTATACTCTCAGATATTGTTTCTAAACCGGGGTTATCAACATTATAACCAGACCTGTTCAGCTGTGTAGCTGAAATAATTGGACAGTTTAGCTCGTAACTCAAAGCCCGTACTTGTTGTGCCGCATATAAAACTCTTTCATAGCTGTTATTACCGAGTGGGCTGTGTAAAAGATTTAAATAATCCAACACAATAGCATCCGGTTTAATATTTTTTTGAATAAGCTTCTTAACAAAAGCCTTTAATTGATGTGGTGTTAGTGTGGAGGGCGGGAACTCTTTAATAATAATCTTAGAGCTTTTGCCAGAAGCTATCTGTGTAATTAATTGCTTTAAATTGTCCGATTCCGATTTTAAATGGCTAAGAGGTATACTGGTTATAGAAGATGATAGTCTTCTCGCGTACATCATTTCGCTCATTTCAAGAGAAACTAGTAATACTGTCTTTCCATCCAGGGCAATATTTGTAGCAATATTTCCTAGAACAATACTTTTCCCTACATTCGTTTCACCTGCAAATACATAAAGAGCTCTACCGTTTTCTAGAAAACCTCCGCCAAGTTTACCGTCTAACCATTTCCAGCCAGATTTGATATGTGGTTCTTCGCTATGAAGATCTTTAATAAATAAATCTATATCATTAAATAATTCTATACCCATATGCTGAGATAGGTTAATCCCAACAGCTTTTTCTATCTTAGTAAGAAGGTCAGCTGTATTTAATTGTTTAGAATCTAATTTATCGGCCGCGTCTAACAATGCATGGTATACTGCTTTTTCTTTTAAAAACAATTCTGTGTTATCTACCAATTCATTTTTTTCAAATTTTTTATCTAAATCTACAAACAAATTAACAACGTTCTTGAAGCTTGTCTTGAGCTCATCGTTAATAAGATAGGCCTTAAGTTCGGTATGAGTGGGCGTTGTTCCTCTCTCTTGAAAAAATTTAATAATAATTGAAATGATATTTTTAATATCTTTATTTTTAAAATACCTAACATCGAGCGAATCTATAATAGATGAAAGATAATCAGGGTTAATGAGCGAGTTGTATATCACTACATTTTCATAAAAATCTAAATCTAATTGTTTTTTTGTTTTTACTTCCATTTTAATTTAAAAAAGTTATTACTTTTTACCCATTCCTTATCCTCTAGGTCTCTTAACCCTGGACTCTGATGATATACTAGTACAGGCCATACACCTAATTTAAGATTATGCTTTCTACAAGTCAAGCTAAAATCTATATCATAATGATGCCACATAAAACTTTCATCAAATCTGGCACCAGAATCTCTAACCTTTTTAGTATTGAACATTAAAAATACCCCGTCTAATACATCAACCGATGCAGGGGTAGGGCCAAAAGATGTAACAAACATATTATCAATTTTATCTCCGTGAGCAGCTATACCTCTGTAGTTAGAACTGGGCATCATCCAATGCCATAAATTTTTCTCTATAATCGAAGGTACGCGCCCTCCTGCGACACCAACAACATCAAAATTCATTAAAGCATCTTTAGCAGCAACTTCTAGATTCGCGAATCTTAAAGAAACATCATGATGACAGCAAATAACTACCTCATATTTGTCGTTCTTTGCATCTTCTATTATACTATTATAGAATTTACTAAGTCCTATGACTTTATTATTATATTGAATATTAAGGGTTAAATTACTATTTTTTGGCAATGTCTTCTCTAGTAAACAGTTTCCCTCTAACGGACTTACTGAAAAAACCCCTATCATACATGAAATTATAATGATTTCTTATAAATAATCAAGTACTATGGACAATGATAGTAAATTTATTTTTGAGGCATATTCAAAGCATTTAGATGAAATGGCAAAATATGCTGTTGATAAGTTAAAATTTAAATCTGATCCCCGTCAGGGTGCTGGTGGTGGTTACGGCTTGAAGGGGTTACCGGACGAAAAAATTGATTCATTAATTAACAGTATAGAAACCAAGCTGTTCAAACCTGTAACACATACATCTAATGGTATGGAATATAAACTATTTTACCCTGGTTCAAAAGATAAATTCAAGGTTGAGTTAATTAATTTAATAAAAGACGAACTAAAAATTGGATCAACTGTTGCAGGCTATACAGCTAGAATAGTTAATAATTTACTTGATGTTATTGATATAGATGAACATGGTAATGCCGTAGCGCAGCCTAAAGAAGTGGAAAAAGCTGTAGAAGATGGTGCAAAATCTGCTCCAGAGGCTAAGCCAGTAAAGACAGAAACTGTATATGAAATAGATAAATCGGTAGCTATTGAGAATAAGAAGCTGAAGGCTTTAGTCTTTGGGCTGCCTGACGAAGATATTAACGAAAAAGAAATTTTAGGTGTACTTAAAAACGCTATAAAAGAATACAACGAGACCCCGGGCTTGCCTAAAGATCAGCAATTAAAGATAAAATCTTATGATTTAATAGATATTCTTAAGCAAGCAGGAGTACTAAAGGAAAAGCAAGTAGAAAAACAATCTGCAGAAGGCGAAGGATCGGGTGAAGTGGATACAATAGAAGATTATCCAGAGACAGACGACGCAGGTACGGTTGCCCGGGAGCTAGGAATGATAGGTAGAGATAGAGGAGTTGACGCTGGTGGATTTAGCTTCGGTGATTAAGTAAAGAACGGACTGTCACAGTCAAACACCCCTACAGCTGTAATCCCTTCAGGTGTCAATTGATATAAACTCCCTTCGTCCAGAGCTTCAGAGTTTTTAAATTTTACACTGCTAAAACTATTTTCTATTTTATTAGCAAACAACGTACTACCACATCTTGCAAGATACATTGTATTGCGCGATGATTCATATATCCATAGTCCAAACGTACCTTCCAGTTTACCTAGCGTATGTATAATTGCTTCTATACTTTCACTGTTTGGAAATTCTTCTTCATACATTGTACACATAAAAGGTATAATACTACTATCAACAGGATTCTTCCATTTAGGGTCAAACATTTCCTTCAAATCATTAAAATTAGATAAAACCCCATTATGTGCTATTGTATAGTTTTGTACGTTAAAAGGGTGAGCGGTTTCTGCAGAATACTTTCTTTTCGAGGAAGTAGGTGCTTGTGTATGACCGACAAGCATAACAATTTCTTCTTCTGTATTATCTAGAGTTTTTTTAATTTGCCGAGTATCTATGACGCCGCTCCAGCGATGAATATGCATATCGCCTTTCTTATTAACAAAGCAGAGCGATGTGGCAAAATTGCCTCTCTTTTGATTTAATTCGTAGAGGGTGAGAAATTGCTCTCTTTCAGTCGCTCCAAAAATACCACACATTTAATTATTATATGTGTCGTAGTCAATTAATCTACAATTATACTTTTCCCATACATTGCTTAAATCTTGTCTATATTTAAGAGGGTCTATATAACCAGCTTTTGCAAATCCTTTGATACGCAATGCACTGCTAGGTGAATTTGCATCGCTCAAATTTTCACCAGAATAACACGTATATGTTTTGCTAAACGGTACTTTCAGTCTAATACCCTCTTTTACAATATCAGCCTTATCCATTTCTATTAACGGGGCTTCTATACTAATTCTAATTTCTCTATTAAGAGCTAATACACTGTTAATAGTTGGTAGAAATTCTGGACTAGCATCCCAGTAGCCGGCTAAACTATCAACTTTAGTCGCACCGTGATACACCACACTAGCGCCTACAGCTTCTGCATACGAAGCAGCAATGCTCAAAAAAATCATATTTCTATTTGGAACATACGATTTAGGTTGCGCCTCACCCGCGATTTGTCTTATATCAGGTGTATCAATATCATCATTAGTCAAACTACTTGTTGGTGCAAGCTGTCTGATAAACGTCACGTCAATAGTAGACCATTCTTTTATTTTTAATTTTTCAATATGGTATTTTGCTAATTTTAATTCTCTTTTGTGCCGTTGGCCATAATCGTATGATAATCCAAGAACATTTTCTACGCCAAACTGCTCTACAGCTTTATATAAAATGACAGTACTATCCATACCGCCGGAAATAGGAACAACTACTTTATTCTTTTTCACTCACAACCTCATCAGATACGTTTCCATATTTGTATGCGGTTTCAAGCTTTTTATCTAGCAAAGGGATTAACTCATCAAAGAACTTTTTATCTTTAGTAAAGTTCTTTGCGTAACCTAGCTTGGTACCGTCTGGTTTGGTGTAAGTAGAACCGGTTTGAATAATCAAACCATGGTTAACAGCCATCTCGAGTAAGCCACTATACTTATCGAGACCAGTTAAATAGTTCAAATTAATGCTAGCCTCAAGAAAAGGCGGTACAAATCTATTTTTTACAGTCAGTGCTCTCAATGTTACGCCATTATAATTCTTAGCTTCAGGCAGGATTGCTTCCTCTTCATTTTCCTGCTTTTCATTTCTCTTAGCTAACTGAACAATTACACTAGCCATATAAAGAGGGCCACTGCCACCGCTTTGATTTTGTACTAGTGAAGGATACAGTGATGCAGGATCGCTATAAGTATGATTAGTCATCAGAATAGGGACACCTGCGCGACCCGCTTTATAAGTTAAAAGTCTTAGCATACTCTTTAACCCTTTAGCTCTTGTGCCCATATCGGCAGCGCTCTTGTCTTTCTCAACATCTGAAACTTCTTTACTACCTGCAAGATTACCTAAGCTATCTAAGCTAATAATAAATTTACCTTGTAGATTATTCTCAACAATACTATCTAAAAATGTACTGATTTGATTACGAGCATTTTCAATAGTATAAACAGGTACATATTTTGTTTTATCTGGATCAAGACCAACACCAGCGGTGGTTGTCTTGTCAATAGCAAACTCAGTATCAAATATTACTGGTATAATACCTTTCTTCTGAGCTAGTCCAAGAATTTTATTTACAAGCAATGTTTTACCTGTTTGCGAAGGACCGGCAAATATTGTTATTCTACCCTTAGGGATACCGCCTTCACGTAGTTTACCAGATACAATAGCATTTAGAGCGTAGCAGCCTGTATCATACCAAGTATCAACATTACAGAGTGCGTTTTCAGATAAAAACGTAGCTTCCGGGTTAAGGGCATCTAACGCTTTAAATGCTTTTGACAGTATCTCGTCTTGCTTCATTCGTCAAACAACTTGATAACTGAAGCTTCGCCGCCCTGCTGTGATGTAGCATTTGCAACAGGGGTATCAGAAAAGATGCGATTGTACTGCTCTGCAAGCTTTGGTTCTAGCTTAATCTCGCTAGAAACAACCTTAGACTTATCAAAGTTAAAAATAGCACCTTCTTTTCTTGCCTTAGGTTCAATAAATTCCTTGAAAAAATATGGAATTAATTGAACTTGCAGTTGACCCGTTTGATTAGGAACAACATGCAGAATAGCAGGATTCTTAATTTTTAAATTATCCTTAGTTTCTTGCAGCTGCTCTGCAATAAGGGTTTGACCGACATGATTTACAAAAACAATAATATTACTCATATCAATAATATATATGATGCTTAAAAAAAATCAACTTAAAAGTGAAAATAAATCGCATTGAAGCGCTTCACCTGGTTTTTTAGGTACCCAGTTCACTGCTTCGTAAAAACGCTCTACAGCACTGTATATAATCTTTTCAAACATTAAATCATGATCTGGTTCAAATATATTAGCAAATTCTTCCGGATAATAATATTTGTATGCGATAGCACTAATATTAAACTTATTAGGCTGCTTGACATAAAAATATCTTATCTTATCTCCTGACCCTATTTTTTCATACTTCTTGTCAATATTAAAAGTCGTTAATAACAAGTTGTGCATATAAGCAGCTTTTACGTGTAAGGGCATTGATTTGACAGTTTTAAACCCATCGCAACGGTGAGAATACTTTTCATAGCCCTTTAAACCAGTAACAAAAGATATATCGTTAAAAGGAAGCGTTTTAAATAAATCGTATGTCTCGGCAATTACCTCACCCGTCTTTTGCTGATCTTGAGTTAGTAACATTGTTTCAACAATTCTTTTTGCGTGCGGCTTAATTGGTGCAGGCATTGTTGTTCTAGCTATTTCTACACCTGTATACTTAAATTTCTCTGTAGGTATACCTTCTTCATCTAAAATATGAATAACATAGCGTTTTTTTTGTAGGAAAACACCAACGTCACAAATTGCTTCGCGTTTAAAAATAATTCTACTGTCATGGCTATTTAGAGACTTCTCACACCAGAGCTTTATCTGAGAATTGAGATAATTCTCTATATTTTCAACTTCTTTATAAAACTCAGGTGCAATTTTGCCGTTATTAAGAAATGGCAAGCCTGCTTTTTCGATTAAAGACTGTAATGTGATATATACTGAGTCTGTATCATTATAAATGATTGGTGTATCCTTCTTAATATCATCTTCTGATAGATTAGCCTTTTCCTTAATATAGTTTGATAGTATAATATTGCCTTGCTTAATAACTGCCTGCCCGGTTAGTGTAATACTTCTAGCCAGGTCATCATCTCCAAGAGGAAAAACTTTATTGCCAAGTGCCCCGTAGACTGTATTAATGAAGATTTTTATCGTGTGTTGCTTGATATTCAAAACGTTTATCTCGTCTTTAGTCTTTTGATATTCCGCTGTCCCCTTTATTAGTGTGGTAAGATGTCTCTTGACTTTCTTTAAATCTTTTCTCACCTGGACGCGATATTTGTAATATAAATCAACCATTTCAGGGATAATCCCTTTGTGCTTCTGACTAAACAAAACTTTAGCTTTACTTATGCTTAGTTTCTCTTGCTGCACTAAAGTAGCAAATTTAGATATAGGAAGAGTAACCATATTGTTGTTAGTATCCCTAATTGTGACTTCTTCTTTTGTTTGATTCTCTATAACACCCATCTTTGTTTCAGGGGATAAATTTAAAGTTATCATCACAGACGGATATAGACTGTTTGCATCAAAACTGACAACACTCTTCTGAAATCCTCTTTTTGGCTCACTCACGTAGGCACCCTCGTTCTGCTTTCCATCGTCTTCTCCTCTAATAAAAGTAGGTATTTTTTTATTTCTATATCTTGCCCTTACAGCACATGCGCCGATAATGACGCTCATACTACCCATCGCAGCTTCCATTGTTGTTAATCCTGTGTAGCTTAACATTCGTAATAATTGAAAATATTGTAACTTTTCCTCTAATCTAACAAGTAGTCGTACGTCCTGAATGTTATATTCGACAAATTTGCCCCAATCTGTATCAGCAAGACTACTCAAATTAGTTTCACCGTAATCTATCTTTTGTTCACCCAGCTCTATTTTAGTAATATTATTGAGCTTATAATTCTCTCTCAATACCATGCAGAAACGCTTGTAAATATCTAGGTAGTCTAAGCACGATATACCGTCAATATACCATCTTACTTGCTCCTTACCAAATTGTCCTCTGAGGGTTCTACTATGTACCCTTTGCATAGGGCTTAATCTTGCTACCGTGGCATCATCGAACAATCCTCTAATTCTATTAATTAAATATGGCAAGTCGAACAATACTGAATTCCATCCCAGCACAACGTCAGGATAATCATTTTCAAAATGTTTTATAAATCTTTCAAGCATCTCTCTTTCAGTTTTACAGTAAAAATAAACCTGATCCTCTGCAATTTTATGATAAGGTTTAGTACCCCAAGTTACAAATTTTTTAACTAAAGTATCATAAATAGTTATGATATTAATAGGATGATTGGCAGTTTCGATATTTGGAAAGTCATCTACAGAATATGTTTCGATATCTAGAAAAAATAGTTTAAGGGGAAATTGTGAGAATTCAGCACTCTCATTTACTTGCCAAAAATTATCAATCAGGAATTGCTGCGAGGGAGATAAATTTTCAAAAATTCTACTTGTTTTAGTTTCATTTAAATATCTGGATTTTTCAAATTGATTTCTAAAGCTTTTTTTCTTTAATTTTGTATTAAAGATACTTGTAGCGTCTTGAGAATTGTTACTTTCTAGGAATATATAAGGATGAAAAGTAGAGTCAATAGCAACTCTCTTTCCATTACTATCCCAGGTAAACAAGCGTATAAGCTCTTGCCTCGGGTCGTATGCAACATTTCTATATCCTATCATCTATATATAATAATTGATTTTCTTACTTTAGCAATAATATATTATATGGATGAAATAATGCAATTCTTTGATTTTACTAAGCCATGCCCTGACAAAATCAGGGACTGTGAATCTCTCCGGCATCAGTATGGCCAAGATTTTGATAACGTACGAAAGCAAGGCGGGTGTGGGAGTTGTGCAGAAAGAAACCTAAGACAGCAATATATTGCAAGGTTACAGCAACAGTTAATACAATGAGCATTATAGATTTTTTTACAGGTTCTTTATTTGTTTGCAGTCTTCTGTTATTATGGTTTGGTAGCCCACTTAAAATAACTCTTGGCAAAATTTTCTTTAACAAAGACTTTATTATTAATATGGAGTTTGATGACTATCTGTGTATTAAGAGTCCGTTTCTCAGTAAGCTATTGTCTTGTTGGATATGTTTGAGTTTCTGGCTTTCTCTTTTGGTAGGAATACTTTTTGTACTTTTTTCTAATGCAACGTTGATTACACCTGTATTAACGTTTATAACTTATCCAAGTATTTGCTATCTGTTTAAAGTCTTAACTAAGCTTTAATATTATTAATTCTATTGAGCTGAGCTCTATCTTTACTTCCGTAAGGGAAGCTGAATAGTTCGCGATAACACGCCAGATTTTCATCATTCTCCAACCAACGCTTATCTGCTTGCTTACGTGCAGCTGAACAAATATTCATATATCTGCCCTTCTTACTAAGAACTTCCCTAATATTCTCAATCATCTCATCGCCTGTTTTAAACCTAAACTCAGCATCTTTGTATGTACATAAGTCCTGGCAGGCAATAGGTAAGCCAAAGCAATTAGCTTCGATCCATTTTAAATCTGATTTACTTTTGTTGAATGTATTGTTCTGAAGCGGAGCAACAACCATATTAATTCTTAAATTTTTAATTTTCTCACCATAATTATAAAGATTTACCCAGGGATGAAACTCGACTACACCAGCTTCAATTAAAGGTCTCAATGCAAGCGGGTAAGCGCCTAAAAATACCCACTGAAATTCATTGTGTGTATCATATATAGCTTTAACAACATGAGCAAAGTCATCGTTTTGGTTTACACGGTTTTCAACATCAAAATGAGCTCCTGATCCAGCGTATAAAATTCTTGGCTTGTTTTTATAGATATCGTAATTAGAACTTATTGTCTTTTCATCATAAAAATGTCCTAACCAAAATTTTGGCGGAAAATTAGGTATTACAGTAATATTTTTATGCCCTGTTTTTTCAGCATAATAGTCTTTCATGAAATCACACGTAACAGTAATCTCGTCGCACAACGACATTATCTCTTGAGCATTTTTTCTGATCTCAGGATCAACGAAAGCCGTTTTAAATTTATTATAATCTGGTATATCTTCACAAAATACTAAATCATCTATCTCGTAAATAATTCTAAAACCAATCTGCTTGGATACCTCTTTTAAAAACTTTACAAACTGCAATTGTGATGAAGTTGCCTGTCTTTGAACTCTTACTGCTTTAACATTTACGTACCATCTTGGATCGAGAACCATTACTGTACTACCGTGAACTGTCATATGTCCATAGGCATTTAATAAATGCTCAGGCCAAAGCATACGCCAGAATCCACAGCCAGAGTAATCTGCATAATATTGAACAACTCTAGGTAAATTGACCTCTGGCGGCAATGAATTATCAGCCTGTACAATAGATTGTGAAGGTGCAATAGGGTTAGAGTATTGCGTATGTTGTAAAAGCGGCGGGGTAAAGGGGTTAGAAGCGAACATTTTGTATTATATATAAATCATTTGTACTAGTTCAACTGTTAATATATTTACCTAGGGTTGTAATTCCATTTTGTTTTTCGAGATAAATTGTTTCACCGCTCACCAGTCTAGAACATTCCTTTCTATGGGTAATTATATATACACCGAAACCGTTCTTTTCAACAAATTCCGCTAATAGTCTTAATACTAATTCAACACCAGCTTCGTCTAAACTAGTGTCTAGTAACTCATCATAAAATTGAATATTATAATATATATTGCCTTGCAGACTTAACATATCTATAAAGCTAAACATTATAGCTAAATCAATAACCTTTCTCTCCGCTCCGCTAAAGTTGAAATAAGTAGTTTCTTTGCCTTTGGCATTAATAATTGTATCTTCAAAATATTCATTAAAGGTTATAATGGCGTTAGAGTTTAATCTTTTAAGATAAGAAGCTAGCTTACTATTAAACAGCTTTAAAATTCTTTTCACAATAAAACTCTTTACCCCCTCTTCACTAACAACAAATTTTACAGTATCAAGCAGATTAATAACTTTTCTTAACCCATTTGTCTTTTCTTTTATCTTTGTAAGCTTATCTTCAGTATCGGTAATTAAATTATCCATCGTTGTACTACTATCACTTAAATGCTTAAGGTCTTGCTCTATCTGCCCATTTAATTCATCTATTTGCTTAATTTTTTCCAAATCATTTTTATGCTGTTGTTTTAGCAAATTATTCTTACTAATACTATTTTGACCCTTCTTAATGGCATCAACTATTTTCGCTTTAAGTGTATTCATCTCGGATAACTTTGACTCAAACCCCCGTATTTCAGACTCTCTTTGCTTTAATTCGGTCTTATAGACTGTGATAGTTTTATGAATATGCTGCTTATCCTGGTCCTCTACCTGTCTCAAGCAAGTAGGGCATATATCGTCTTCTGTACCTATTTTAGCTAAAGATCCAACAACAAATTCATTCTTTGTTTCTAACGCAGCAATATTTTTGCCTAGCTCATGGATTTTATTGTCGCATTCCTGTAATTTATTTGCTAAAAGGTTAAGATTTTTATTAACCTCATCTTCATTAATAGGAGTAAAACTAGAAATTCTTTCATTTATACTAAATATTTCTTTTGTTATATCGTCTTTTCTTTTTAATAGAGTATTTTTTCTATCTTCATACTCCCGGTGTGTTTTTTCTTTTTGTTGCATTAATGTTGCTACTGATGTTTCAACCTCCTCTTGCTTTGCGTTTTCTACGTCTAACGTCTTTTTGACCTCGTTATATTCATCGCGTAACTGCAAAAGCATTTTACTAAAAATTTCAAGATTAAAAATACCTTCAATAAATTTACGCTTTTCAGTTTTTTTCTTAGCCATAAAAGGCACTGTGTTATTCACCGTCATAATAACACAGTTTTGAAATATTTCTGGTGTACATTGAATTAGTTCACAAATATATTGGGTAGTATTAACAATACTATCACGTGTTATATCTCTATCATTCTGATACAGCATACACTTACTGGGCTCGAGTGTTCTGATGATTTCGTAATTAGTTTTTTCTTTACCTTTAATAATACTAAACAATAGAGAAACTTCACAAGTTTTACCAGTAATATTGTTTATAATAAATTCTTTTTTGAGCTCTCTTATTGTGGTCCCGAACAGGGCAAAATATAATGCATCAGGTATAGTACTCTTACCTACACCATTCCTTCTATCAAATTGATCTTTGTTTATACCAGTAATACCGTGTAACCCTGACTTAAAATTAATCTTAACAGGGGTTTCACCTATGCTAAGAAAATTCTTTATTGTTAATGTATTAAAAATTATTTTCTTCATTTACACTGGTTGTATAAGGATACAGTATATTCAACAACATCTTTTTTATTGTCTATATCTAACATTTGAACAAAGTCTGTAATAGCCTTAGCAATATCTACCCCGCTAAGATCTATATTAGACTCCAAATCTGCTCCGAACTTGTCAAACTCTATACTGTTATCTACAACTAAATTCAATGGTTTAAAGTTATGAAGTTTAATTGTTAATTTCTCTAAATCTTGAGCAGATATGTTTTTATCTAAACCGAGCTTGATAATATTATTTCCGAGAACTGTTCTACCAGCTTCAGTAAAATTTTCAATTTTTATAAGATCGGAAAGATTTATCTTTATATGACGAGGTGATATATCGTTGGGGTAAAAATCATAGCTCGCTTTGTTCATATCTAAAATATAATACCCTTTGGTAGACCCTTCATCGCCAAAATCTAATTCAAATGGACAACCAACATATAGAACTGTGCCGTTGCTATATTTTCTTTCTTCTCTTAAATGAAAGTGACCTGAAATAACAAGAGGAGCAAACTTTAATAAATCCTGCGACTTAAAACCGCCTTCACATACTTTAAAGGTATTCATTTTAAATGTTTCAATTTCAAAATGACCAAACACTATATCACAATCTTGTATTTCGCTTAATTCTGTACCCCACGGTGCAAAAAAACATTCTTTACCGCCAATTTGCAGTAAGGTAGGTCTATCTACAATAATAATATTATCACGGCCGTAGAAAATGCGGATACTATTAACGGTGCAATTATTTTTATAAAATGAATCGTGATTACCCGCTAACATATACAATTTAAAGTCCTTAAAATACTCTAATATTGTACTTGCGTGATGTAGGGTGTTAACGGTAATTTCGCTACGACTATGAAAAAAATCTCCACAAAATATTATTTCTTTAATGTTTTTGGATTTAAGTTCTTCTGTAATCCACTTAGCCCAGTTCAAAGAAACGTCATGCCATACTTGGCTGTTCATATGAACACCAAGATGTAAATCGGAGAATATAGCAATCTGACTATTAGGCATTACTCTCATTATAGAGGCTGTTATCCATACCTCCACCACCTTCACTGGTGTAAACGCGTATCCCGGTGTCCGCCTCGTCTTTATTGATAAGACTGTCGTAATTTCGCTCCCTATAGTCTACTATTAATTGATGATGCTTTTTTTCTTTTTTAATACGACTTATAAATGCATGAAATGCAATAGTTGTAAAGTAACTAAAAGGACTGAACCCTTGGTCAAGCTTAAATTTTTTGTACTTTAATGCTTGGTACATCTTTACTACAGCATCACCAATCATTTCATCTCTATATGAATAATTAATAAAATTAGGAGCAAACGATAGACCATAAGCAATTCGTCTTATAGCATCTGCTAAATATTCAGTCATGTTATCGGTTTGATAATATATTTTAATTTCCTCTTCAAATTGCTTACTATTAACATAATGAGGTTTTTCTGATGGTTTTAATTTCTTACCAGGTACGGGCTTGCCTTCCTTAGGGATTGTACCGATAACAGATTTTAAATCAGTTAATTCAGGTGGCAATTCATCCCCCTTGACATCTTTCTGTTTAGAAGTTATTTTAGGTTTTTTATTTTTAGCGTTTTTCATAAATTATTTTTCAGTTATTTTTTTTACCGAATATGGAATTTTTTCCATATCATAGAGTTGCTGCCGCTTTAATTGATGCCGTTTACCATATGTTAACTGATCTGCTATGTCAAAAATATATAGCTTATCCTTACTTTCATGTAAGCGTAGCCCTCTGCCTATACTTTGAATTGTTTTTATCTTGGCCTTGCCGCCTCCTGCAAAAACAATAAAATGTAAATTCTTAATATTTACCCCTGTGCTGAATATTTTACTTATGGCAATACAGACGACATTGCTACTTTTTTCCATTAAATTTTTTACTTCCTCTCTATCTGAAACCTCAACTTCGCCTCTTATAAAAAATATTTGCTTTCTATTACAAAATTTAGTTAAATGCTCATATAGTTCTTGCCCGTGCTTAATATAATCTATTAATACCAATACATTATTTGGCGCGTTATTACACAATACCGCTAAAGTATTGTTTCTGAATAAATTGGTAAACAAAAATTCAAGTTCAATTCTATATTTTTCCGCTGGGTTAACAATATCTTTTACTGTTGGCGGTGTACTATTATAGGTAACTTCTAATATATTAGCGGTTACATTAGATATATATTTTTCGGTTCTAAGTTGAAAGCTGTTTTTCTCGTAAATTATAGGCCCGATTTTACCTATTATATTCCATTGATCTAGTTTATCTTCCGGCATAGTACCTGTAAACCCAAAACGAATATTAGTTTTAATTCCTTTTAATATGTCATTTATTTTATTACCTCTTCTTAGCTTATGAACTTCATCAATTATTATTAAATCTATATCTTCAAGCCAGGATAAATCTGAGTTATCTGACTGCAGTATACCTAAGTTAGCAACAATAACATTAGACGAATCATTCTTATTATGTTCTAATTGATGCGAACCTGTCCACCGTCTAACTTTAAAAGGTACACCATAATTATTAAAGTCAGAAAATGTTTGTTCAACTAATCCAAGGTCGGGTACGATAACTAAACACTTAAAATTATTTTTAAAATGAAAAAAGTTAGATAAAAGGGAGGCCATAATAAGAGTCTTACCGCCCGCAGTCGCCAGTACAACTACCCCTCTGCCTGACTCTAAGCATTTTGTAACTACAGATTTTTGATAATCTCTAAGTTGTAGCGTTAAATTGTTGAAAGGCTCCTTAGAGTAAGAAATATTTTTATGATAACTTGATTGTGCTGGTAAAATGACATTTAGGAAATCGCTAGATGCTCTAATTTGATCTTGCTTGCAATAATTATTCTGAAGAAGAAATTTAGTAATTTCATAGAATAAGCAAGGGTCAATTCGCCCACCAGGTGTAATAGCGTAGGTTCTAGATGGAATAAACCTACCTTTCATTCTAGCAAATCTAGCGCCCTCGTTTTTTACAGAGAAAAATTCTCTTATATCGTTTATGTGATCACCTGCAATGTATCCGTATTTGCCAGTTTTATCTAACTCAAAATTTACCATCAAGAGGTCTCCATCTTGATAATTTCAATCAAGTTTTTTAAATCAAACCCTATGCTATGGATTGTTTTTTCTACACGCTCTAAAAATTCTATTATGTTTTCTCTTTTAGAAATTTCCATAGCAATATCAGAAACTACAGTATGCCTTTCGGCTGCTTTCTCTAAAACCGGTAATGTCAATCTAACTGCTGATTCTTTTTTGATAGTCTCTACAACTTCACTAATAATTTTATTTTTCTTTTTTATTAATTCATTTAAATTATTTTTTTCTATAATTAACCTAGAAACCCATTTGGCTTTGCGTGCAGGTAACATTAATGCTGCTTCCTTAAGATTTAACTCATCTAGCTTAACGTCCTCTTCTAATTCTTTTATATATAGATTGAGCTGATCCATTCATAAATAATAAGATAACGTCTATGATAATCAAGTATAAGACATTTAAAACATTTTTTTATGAAATGAATGCTGCTGGTGACGGTGGTGTTTTTGGTACTGCAACGTCAATGGGCCATGGCGGTGCTGTTGGTAATACGGATTTCTATGCACCTGGAGATAGTAGGGTCCCTGTAGCACTCGGAGCTAAAAAAATTGGCAAAAAACGTAAAATAGTTGTACAAAGACGGCCGCTGATTAAATAGTCGGTGAATTTAGGACATTGGAAATTAGGCCACAGAGTTACCTTTAAAGAAAATGCTTTTGGCTTTATATACGAAATTCAAAATCTTGTAACTAAACGAAAATACATTGGTAAAAAACAGTGCATAACTACATTAAAGCGGCCGCCGTTAAAAGGTAAGAAGAATAAAAGACATGAGATAAAAGAAACAGATTGGAAGTCTTACACAGGGTCATCAGTTGAGCTTAATGAGGATATAGTAAAGTATGGTAAAGAAAATTTTGAATTTACAATACTACACTTCTGTGACTCTAAGTGGGAATTAGGCTATAGAGAGATAAAAGAGCAAATAGAAAAAGATGTCATACTTAGAGAGGAATATTACAATGGCATCCTAAACGTAAGAATAGGCTCACCGCCAAAGAATTTTATTGATAACAAAAAATAATTCCTTTATAATAAAATTATGTCATACGTTCAGGGTTGCAGCGTTAAGATAATTAATGTAGATAACATTTTAGAAAGAGTAGAAAGTAGTGTCTCTGAAGATAATAGTAAATTCTGTTTGCAGAATAAATCTAAACTTATTAAAAGCTTTATAGTGCTTAGAATTTGTAATAGTATCTTTAACGTTATAGATAAAAATAAGCATCAGAAATTGTTGTTTTATACGTCAAAATCTGCAAAATTAGAGGAGTTCAAAGATTATTTTAATTTCTTTTACTCTACTTTTATAAGAGTAGCTAAAATATTGTCACTTACATATTTATACGAAAAAATTAGTATTGCTGAATTTGAGGTTATTGTAAATTGCTGCAAGGGCGAAGGCAAAGAGGCTAGAATAAAAGTATTTAAGGTCTTTAATAGGGCCAAGAAGCATCCTAATGTAGAGAAGTT